AAATTTCTCAGGCTAATGACAAGATTGGCATTTGGGATCTCATGTTTCTGGCTTATAACGCTTACAAGCGAGAGAACGCTGGAAAGCCTGTTAAATCTTACGACATTTGGTCTGAGACCGTTGCAGATGTAACAGTCGGAGACGATAGCCCAAAAGCCACCAACCAGGAAGCATAAGGCGGATCCTCGTTAATCTAGCAATAGAGACGGGGATACCGATGCAATACTGGGAGGATGCAGACGACATTTTAACCGCGATAGAGATACTGAAGGAGCGATCGGATGGCAGATGAAGTCAAGATCGCTTATGACAAAACAGATCTACGCGGTATTACCAGGGCTTTCAAAGGTATGTCAGATGAAGCCGTTGAAGCTGCTAAAAAGGAAAGTTCTAATCTTGCTGAATACGCTTCTCAACAGATTAAGATCGCAGCAGCGACTCGTACGGTTTCAGGTACTGCTGCTAGGCGTATTGCTGATGGAGTTAAGGTAAGCAAGACTTCAAAGATTGGTGAGTTTAGTTACGGCTTTGCTCGTCAAAAGTTTAGCGGTGGCGGTTCAACTCTCGACCTACTTTACGGTATGGAGTTTGGATCTAATAGATTTAAGCAGTTCCCAAAGCGTACGCCTAACAAGGGCAGAGGTAACTCAGGTTACTTCATCTACCCAACTCTGCGACAGATTCAACCGGATCTAGTTCGCAAGTGGGAGGAAGCATTTAGTCAGATTTTGAAGGAGTGGGATTAATGGCAGGTAATAGAACCCTTAAACTCTCGATCCTTGCTGACGTTGATGATCTTAATAAGAAGTTAAAGGCTGCCAATGGTGATGTCGAAACATCCGCTGGCAAGTTAGAAAAGTTTGGCAAGGTAGCAGGTGCAGCGTTTTTAGCGGCTGCTGCTGCTGCCGGTGCCTATGCAGTCAAGATTGGCGTTGATGGTGTTAAGGCTGCATTAGCCGATGAACAAAGCCAGGTTAAATTAGCCTCAGCATTAGAGAACGCAACAAACGCAACTAAAGCCCAGATTGCAGCTACAGAGGACTCCATCGACAAGATGGCTCGCGCTACTGGCGTTGCAGACGACAACCTACGTCCAGCGCTTGCTCGTTTGGCTTTATCAACTGGCAACGTCTCAAAGGCTCAGGATTTACTATCTCTTGCTCTTGACATTTCTACACAAACAGGAAAGCCTCTCGAAGGCGTAGCCAATGCCCTAGGTAAAGCATACGATGGAAACAGCGCAGCCCTTGGTCGCTTAGGTATCGGATTAACTGCTGCTGAATTAAAGGCTATGTCCTTTACTCAGGTTCAAACCAAGTTAAGTGATCTCTTTGGTGGCGCAGCTGCTAAGAATGCTGAGACCTTCCAGGGTCGTATGGATCGTTTGAAGGTAGCCTTTGATGAAGGCGTTGAAACCATCGGTTATAACCTTTTGCCTATTATCCAGAAGTTTATTGATCTTATTGTTAATAAAGTCATTCCAGACTTTCAGAAGTTTATTAAACTCTTTGATCCACTCAAAGAAGCAATCGAACGAAACAAAGAGTCTTTTCAGGCACTCGGTTCATTTATCGTTGATTACATCGTGCCAGTATTTACGGTTGCTCTGGGTGGAGCGATTACATTCGTGGCAAAGATTGCTGCCGGTGTCGTGGACATCGTAGGCGGTGTTATTAACGTAATCCGTAATCTAGTCTCAGGAGCCATCGATGGCATCAATGCTCTTATCAAGGCTTACAACGCCATCCCAATCTTGCCTAACATCCCAACCATCTCTAAGCCTTCATTTACTACTCCAACAGTTTCAGCGCCAAAGGTCAGCACACCAACTTACACAGCGCCAACTATTTCAAGCACCGGTGGCGGTGGCTCGACTGGCACAACTGGTACAACATCTGGATCTAGTTCAGTAGCCAAGGTTGCATCTAGCGCAGCAGCTGCATCAACCGCTGTTGGCTCATTTGATGTCGGACGATTCCGCATGGCTGAAAACGCTTCAATGGCACCTGTCTATAACATCAATGTAACTGGAGCCTTGGACAAAGAAGGCGTAGCCCGTCAGATTGTAGAGATTATTAATGAGTCCTCTTACCGCGGTGGCGGTGGACCTGGATCGGCTCTAATCGCATGAGTCAATGGACTCCTGAATGGAACCTTACAATCAATGGTGGAGGCAGTTACACAAACCTTACCCTTGCTAATCTTACGATTACTTCTGGTCGTCAAGACATCTATTCGCAACCTTATGCCGGCTACTGCAATGTTGAGATTCTTAACCTTGATCTATCTCCTATTGAGATGGACATCAATGACCAGATCAACATTCAAGTCAAAGACTCTACTGGCACTTTTGTAAACCTCTTTGGTGGCTATGTAACAGACATCGATGTAGAAGTCACTCAAGCCTCATCTACGGCTATCTCAGAGCGAATCAAGGTAGTTGCCTTGGGTGCTCTTTCCAAACTGCCTAAGACCCTTACAGAGGGTGTTTTAAGCAAAGACTTTGATGGCGATCAGATTTACACGATTCTTAGTGAAGCGCTGTTTGATACTTGGAATGAAGTACCAGCTGCTGAAACTTGGGCTGGATATGATCCAACAACAACCTGGGCTAATGCTGAAAACTCTGGGCTTGGCGAGATTGATCGACCAGGCGACTATGAATTGACTGCCAGGTCATCAAACACAACTGACATTTACAGCCTTGTATCCTCTTTGGCTACATCTGGACTTGGATACCTCTTTGAGGATTCACAGGGTAGAATTGGTTATGCCGATAGCACTCACAGAAGTCAGTACTTAACAGCCAATGGTTATGTGGATTTAACTGGTTCTCATGCTTTGGCTCGCGGTATCAGAACCTCAAAGCGTTCGGGCGATGTTCGCAATAACGTTACAATCACTTACAAAGCCAACGCTCAGGAGTCTGCATTAGATGCTGCTTCGATCGCTGTTTATGGACAACAATCTTACGAGATTACAACTTCACTAGAAAAGAGCTCAGACGCCTTAGATCAGGCTGAGTTTTATTTAGCCTTACGCGCTTTTCCAGAGGCTCAATTTAAGTCAATTACTTTCCCATTAGCAAGCCCGGAGATCGATGATAGCGATCGAGATGCTTTGCTAGAAGTGTTTATGGGTTTGCCTGTGAACATTACTGACTTGCCTTCAAACATCACTAATGGTCAATTCCAAGGTTTTGTCGAAGGTTGGACTTTTAGCGCTGGTTATAACTCGCTCTATTTAACTTTAACTGTCTCTCCAACTGCCTACAGTCTGCAATCCACACGATGGAACGGAGTCTCAGCAGCCGAGACATGGAACACATTAAGCCCAACCCTAGAATGGATTAACGCTACAATAGTAGCCTGATAAAGGAGAAACATGGCAACAACAACGAACTATAATTGGAGCACCCCGGACGACACGAGTCTCGTGAAAGACGGTGCAGCTGCTATCCGTACGCTGGGCTCCTCTATCGATACAACTACCAAAGCGCTCAACCCATCAACGACTCTTGGTGATATTGAATACCGTTCATCAACTGCCAACACAAATACGCGACTTGCTATTGGATCAACCGGTCAAGTCTTAACGGTATCAGGTGGAGTTCCAGCATGGTCAACTCCAGCCGGTGGCGGAAAAGTCTTGCAGGTTATAAATGCTATTTATGGAACAGACACTACTTCAACAAGTTCTACTTTTGCTGATACTGGTCTAACTGCAACAATTACACCAACAAGCGCAACGAGCAAAATCCTTGTCTATGTCACTATCCCAGTTTATAAGGACACAACTAACACAAATGGCGAGTTCAAGTTAGTTCGCACTTCAACGACTATTGCAACACTCTCAAATGTTGCTTATAACGGTGCCACATCAGGAATTGACATTGGCACAACTTCGATCAACTATCTAGATTCACCAGCGACTACATCAGCAACAGTTTACAAAGTTCAATTCGCATCAGAGGCAAATAGTAGCCGAGTGGTGGTTTGTCGTAGTGGCGGACAAGCTAACCAAGCAAGTATCACACTCATGGAAATAGGTGCATAATGGCAACAGGATCAGATGTTTTAACAATGCTCATCCCAACAGGCGGTTGGGTTATGTATGGCAATGATTTTGATGGTATTCAATTTATTGAAGCAACTCCTATAACCAAAGCCCAATTTGAGGCTGGTTTTGCTCAGTACGATGCTTGGAAAGCAGAGCAAGATTCAGCACAATTAGCTGCTAAAGCAACAGCAGAAGCAAAATTAGCGGCACTCGGTCTAACAACAGATGATCTAAAGGCGCTCGGGCTTTAATGAAACCTCGTTTATCTAAGTCAGTTGTCCAATTAAGAGAACAGGCAGATGATGCTTATCCTGACCGAAAGCGTGACTCTGACGGCACAATCGGAGACTCACGCCATTCAACCCGAAAGAGCGATCATAACCCTGACCCTGATTCAGGGATTATCAGGGCTCTCGATCTCGATGTTGATTTCGACAAATCAGCCAATACAGCTGCTTACATTGCCGACCAGATTCGAACTCTCGCCAAGTCAGATAAACGCATTGCTTATGTCATCTATAACCGCAAGATTGCAAGCTCTCGAAGCCTCTGGAAGTGGAAGAAATACACCGGTGTTAATCCGCACACTAGCCACATCCACGTCAGTTTTACAAAGGCTGGCGATACGGATTCGAAGTTTTTTAACATCCCGTTACTAGGAGGAACAGATGAGCCAAGACCTGAAAAAGATGCTAGCAAGTTGGGGCAGAGCGTTCCTAACAGCTGCTCTTGCACTTGTCGCTGCCGGAGAGACTGACCTAAAGAACATCGCTTACGCTGGTGCGTTAGCAATGATCCCGCCAATTATGCGTTGGTTGAATCCTAAAGATGAAGCCTATGGTCTACGGTGACCGCTAATGATTGGGCGGGATTGGTTCTCGCTATTGCCTCAACGCTTACTATTTTTGTTGGCGGTTTGCGTTATTTGGTTCGCGGTTGGTTGTGGACTCTTACACCGAATGGTGGATCATCTCTCGCTGACCGATTGGCAAGAATAGAGACACGCCAAGAACAGATGATGGAACTTCTTAAGAAGTAAGGGACACTTATCCACATGGCAAGAAAACCTACTAAGGCGCTAGAGGATCAAGGCTACTCAAAACTCGATGCTTACTGCATTGGGTTACATGAGTATTACAAATCCTTACGGAAGGCTGGTTTTGACGAGGGTTTAGCGTTGTTTATGATTACTGACGTTCAATCGTATCCAGGATGGATTCTGCCAGACCAAATAGATCCCGAGAAGTTTGGGGATTACGAGGATGATGAGGATGACGATTAAGCGCATTGTTATAGTCTCAGACTTGCAAGTGCCTTACCATGACAGGGTTGCAACTCGTAACCTTGCTAGTTTCATCTCTAAGTTTAAGCCGGATCAAGTAGTCACTATTGGCGATGAGATCGACCTGCCCCAGATAAGTAAATGGGAGGAAGGTCGTATGGGCTCTTATGCCCAAACTCTAGACGATGACCGAAACGAGACGGTGCAGCTTCTTTGGGAGTTGGGCGTTACTGACTGCATACGAAGTAACCACACAGATCGTCTCTATAACGTAATTATGGCTAAAGTTCCTGCTTTTGGCGCTTTGCCTGAGTTGCGCTTTGAGAAGTTTATGCGTTTTGATGAACTTGGCATTACATACCATAAGAACCCTATGCCTATTGCACCTGGCTGGATTGCAGTCCATGGAGATCACACACCCATCAAGCCACAAGGTGGCTTATCAGCACTTGAAGCAGCCCGCAGACATGGCAAGAACGTCATCTCAGGACATACTCACAGAGCAGGGCGTTCAGCCTTCTCAGAGGCTTCTGGAGGTCGTATCGGTCGCGTGTTGCATGGCGTAGAGGTAGGCAACCTCATGGACTTTAAGCAAGCTGCATACACTAAGGGCGTGGCTAATTGGCAGCAAGCGTTTGCCATCATGTACGTAAATAAGAACAAAGTCCAAGTAGACATTATCAACATTGAAAAGGATGGAACCTTCATTGTTGCCGGCAAGTCCTACGGCAGAGCGAGATAAATCGTTACCGTTTCGTTATCAAAATTAACGTGTAAATGTCCCAGGAGTGTGAGACCGTAATCCAGTAGCCAACCCAGGCTACTGAATCGGGAGTAACAAAATGGATCTACAAGTACCAGTAATTATTTTATTAATGCTAGCCAATGTCCTTTGGTTTATTGTGGGCTGGGGCAAAGGCTTTACAGAGGGCAAGCGCGAAGGCTTGGCGATTGGCAAGAACAGTCAGCGCGTGAGTGTTAATGCGCGCTAATGACATCCTTAACGAAGCCCAAGACCTCATCGCAGACCGCGGTAAAGATTACGGCTTGGCAGCTCTCAATCACCTTCGAATCGCCAAACTCTGGTCAGCCTACCTTGAACGTAACATCGAGCCTCACGAAGTCGCAATCTGCATGGCACTTGTCAAAGTCTCACGCTTACAAGAGTCGCCAAACCACGCAGACAGTTACAAGGACGGCTGCGCATACATTGCGCTCGCTGGACAGATTGCATCAACTGATTGGAGTGACCTTGACAGTTATTAAAGCAGCCCCTGGCATTTGGTGTGATTACTGCAAAGTCCGCTTTGGCACTAATTCACCGCTTGGGCAAAAGGCTGCAAGTTACACAGTTATTAGCAATCATCCACGCAGTCAAGGCACTAGACGACATTATTGCAATAGCTGCGCGATCGAGGTTCAGACATGGGCAGACGGTACTGTTTGGTCATTACCGGAACAAACCGAGTATCTAATGAAACAAGAGGAGTTACCAAGTGTTTAATTTGGCAGATTACGAGACAGTTGAAACCCGTTTAGAGAAGTTCATAAAGGACTTCCCCGATTTCAGAATTAGCACAGAATTGGAGAGTTTCCAGAATGATCGATTCATTGTTAAAGCGTACCTTTATAGGACTTTCGCTGATAGCGTGGCGTTTTCGACAGGATACGCTGAGGAGAAGGTTACTGATCGCGGTGTTAATTCAACTTCAGCGCTTGAGAACTGCGAGACTTCTGCGATCGGTAGAGCGCTTGCAAACGGAGGTTATGCAGCTAAAGGCAAGAGACCCTCAAGAGAGGAAATGAGCAAAGTCGAACGCCTAAGCGCCAAGGACATTGCTAAGGCTAAGGAAGTGCCATCGTTTGCTACGAAGGAGGAGGCACTAGCTGCTGATCCTTGGAGTAATGAACCGATCTATGGAGACCCAAAGCAACCTCAAGCAATTAGTGCAGCAGAGGCGATTGCCAACGTTGAGAACATTCTTGGAGTCCAGAACCATGAGGAATGCGAGCATGGTGACATGAACTGGAAAGAAGGCGAAAAGAACGGTCGCGCTTGGGGCGGATTCTTTTGCCCAGGTGGAAACGTAGCACCAGCACAAAACTGCCCTACCCGCTGGTACAACCTTGCCGGGACTGGTAAGTGGGAGAAGCAGAAGGCGAGAGCGTAATGTTGAATAATTTATGGAATTACACTAAAAGATTTTTTGTCTGCTCATGGAAAGGTCACGATGTGACTTTGACCGAATGTTTCAGATGTTGGAAATGGGATAAGACTTGGAAGGATCAATAATGGGATTCGTAGAAGTAAACATAAACGGTCAATGGATGAACCTTATGCACTTGACCCTCCGTTGCCAATTATGTAATGAGGAGATCATCTTGGCTCATGTGGCTAAGGTTGAGAACGCTGATGCTCCAGTAAACGCTACTTGGACTTGTAAGAAATGTCATTCGATCAATGGATAAACAAGAATTGATTGCGTATCTTACTTTGGGAATGATTTTATTAGCTGCTATTGGCGGTTATCTGGCTGGGTCTTACAATGGCTAAATACTTCATAACACCAGCTCATTACCCAAGTGCCAGATACGACTTTAGCGGTTATGGCGGTGTCAATAACTGCTCAAAGTGCGACATCTTTCATCATACAAACGAGTATGTGCGTGATGATGGTCTAGTCGTATGGTTTTGCACTAAGTGTGAGGATCAGTTAGAACTGTGACAAACCATCGCAAACATCGAGGCTATAGAACCCAAAAGGTCATAGCCGATTACCTAAAGCAATGGTGGGCTTATGCCGATACTGCTGGGGCTGGTCGCCAAGGTGAGGACATTCTCAACATTCCAACAATCAGTATTGAGGTCAAGGCTAGGGCTGACTTTCAGCCTTTAGCCTGGATCAAACAAGCTGAGGCTAACGCTAATGGCAAAATGCCAATGGTTATAATGCGTTGCAATGGTCAAGGAGAGGATGCCGGTCAATACCTAGCGTTTGTCAAAGTGAAGGACATTATGCCAATTCTGCATAAGGCTGTTCCAGAGTTTGAAGTAATCAGGTGTACTGGTTGCGGATCTTGGAACTTTGAAGGGAAGGAGTGTTCAACTTGCCAATTTATGAATACAAGTGCGTAAAGTGCCAGATTGCAATGGAGATGGAACGATCAATCCACGAGGAGGCAGATCCAATCTGTTGCGGTGAGTCAATGAGCCGCGTTTATGGCACCTTTGGCATTACCTTTAAGGGAACAGGTTGGGGGCATCAATGAAACGAAACACCGATCTGACCAGCACTTATACAAATGGATTTGACACGTCCGGTACGCTATCTACGCAGAGCCCTTCAGGGGCTCACCGCGACCCGCTGAGGCGGGTAGGTCGCGGGGTGCTAGTTGCTATTGGGATAACTCTGTTTACACCGGCTTACGCGGATGCACCTTATAGGGCAAAACAATTAACTATCAAAGAGTATGCAGCTGTATTAGTAGATGATAAAACCCAGATGAGTTGTTTAAGTAAACTCTATGGAAAAGAATCAGCATGGAATTGGAAAGCAAACTCAGGTAGTCATTGGGGAATACCTCAAGGTAGATCAGAGTATCTACGAGATGCTACTGCTGAGGAGCAAGTGCGATGGGGACTTAAGTACATCGATAACAGATACGGTTCACCATGTAAAGCATGGGACTTCTTTCAAAGGAATAACTATCACTAATGAATACTGATGATGTAATGATCAAGTGCTCAAGGTGTGAGCAAGACACACCAGAGTCAGAGCTGCATGAGGTTCATAGTTGGTGGGTATGTGGCATTTGTTATGATGATCTGTAATGGCTAAGCAATCAGCATTAAGAGATGATGGATCAACAGCGCTATGGCGTAAGATCCGATCAAGAGTATTAACAAGAGATCAGCATACTTGTATGAGATGTGGAATGGAAGCCACTCATGTAGACCACATCATCCCAAGGCGCTTAGGAGGAGACGATTCAATGGATAACCTTC